AACTAAAGAAGGCAAGCAAGTTTCTAAGCAGCCTAAGAATGTAGCAAAAAAGACACAAGCTTACACAGCTATGAAAAATGGTGGCATGAAAGTGCATAAGTACGTTGCTGGTGGGCTAGTTAAAAATTTAATGTCTAATCGTAGCAAATCAAAACTAAGGAAAAAATAATGGCAATTTTCTCTCTACCCGACAAAGCCTTAAAACTGTTAAGGCTAACAACTTCAGGAGCTAAATTAGCTGATAAAATTGAGGATGCAATTGATCCACAAATTGCTCGTAATGCTATAGCAGCAGCTAAACGCTATCTTCAAGGTAAACCTTCTCAAGCAGCACAACGTAAAGCTAGGGAACAAGGACAATCTATGCGTAAAGCAGTAGGTGCCGGTTCTCCTGCTCCTACTCCTACTGTGCCAGTTAGTAGAGGAAGTGGAAGCAGTAAGTCTAGTAGACCTACCACTAGCAGAGCAGGTCAAGCTCAAAATCTTGCTAATGCACAAGCTCAAGGTGGTATATCCGCCGCAGCAAGACAAGCAGCAAGAAACGCTAAGACTAAAACTACACGTAGGACTGTAGCAGAGCAAGCAAAAGGCGCACCTCGAAAGCCACGAAGTACTCTAACTTCTGCTGCAAAAAAACGAGCTTCTACACCGGCAAAACCCGGTCAAGAAAGCAGAGCGCAAGGACAACAAAATCTTGCTAATGCACAAGCGCAATCTATGATTAGTGCAGCAGCAAGACGAGCAAATCCTACTGGAGCAGCGCGTTCTCAAGTTAGTGCTGGAAGAGGAGGAGCAGGGGGTAAACCGCCTTCTAGAGTAGCTGTAGGTGCTGGCCTTGGATTAGTTGGTGGAGGAATAGGTGCCGCTGCTTTAGTTGCAAAAAAACGTGCAGAACAAAAAGAAAAAGAAAAAGCAAAAACAAAAGCAAAAGCTTCTCCTACAGTTAAACCTGCACCTAAAAAAGTTGCTCGTAATACTTCTGCAGCATTACGTCAAGGTATGAAAGACACAGGTAAACTTAAAACTACTTTACGCGCTGCAAGAGCCGCAGGACAATTATTTTATAAAGACCCAAAAACAGGGGTAAAAAAGGCTGCTGTTCTTAAGTCAGATTTAAAAGGAAAAACTTTAACAGAATACCTAAATGATAAACAAAGGTTGAAGTCAAGGGAGAAAAAATAACATGGCTGAAACTGGTGGCGTATCTGATGAAGTTAAACGTAATTTAATAGTTGATCGTTTAGGTGTTGGTGCTAATACAGCAGCAGGGCTTAAAGGTAAAGCTTTAGATAAAGCATATAGTTTAGCAGTAAAAAAAGCAGAAGCACCACCTCCTGTTATTCCTAAACGTAATAAAGGAGGTACTGTTATAAAAAAGAAACCTGTTAAAAAGTTAGCTAAAGGTGGTTTTCCTGATCTAAGTGGTGACGGTAAAGTTACAAAGAAAGATATTCTTATGGGGAGTGGTGTTAAAATGAATAAAGGTGGTATGAATAAAAAAATGCCTGCGTATGGCAAAGGCGGTTTAAAACCAGCAAAGTCTACGTATAACATGGGTGGCATGAAGAAACAGTATGGTGTTAAAAACTATATGTATGGTGGTTCTGTTATGGGTAAGAAAAAGAAATAACTTAGATAGCGCATAGTTATGGAAATTAATGAGAATATTAGTCCTACTATTGTGGCTGCAGAACTAGCTGCTCATGAGCGTGAATGTGCTGTTAGATATACTACTATGGAAAAGCAACTAGATAGTTTAGTTGGTAGAATTAAAAGATTAGAAAGTCTTATTATGTTATCTACATTATCAAGTGTTATTGCTGTTATTACTATTTTTTGGACAGTAATAGGTAGCTAGATGATCACTACTTTTAAAGGTGAAGTTCTTCCTACCGCTCAAGCTACGTCCTCTTTTACTTGGCAAGAGATAGCCTGTAAGTGTGGTTGTAACTCTGCGTATGTACAACAAGAAGCCTTAACTAAACTACAAAGTTTAAGAGACTTATTAGGTAAACCTATTACTCTTAACAGCGCATGTAGGTGTCCTATACATAATGCTAGGGTAGGAGGTGCCCCGCAAAGTCAACATAGGGCAACAGAAAACAATCCTTCAACTGCATTTGATATTTCTTTACATGAACAAGATAAAGAAGCGGTTATATACGCAGCTAAAGCTGTGGGTTTTAAAGGGTTAGGTATTAACTATAACTCTTTTGTTCATGTAGATAACCGTCCTAAAGAAGCAACATGGTGATTATATGTTTGAAATCTTAGGTTCTGTTCTTACTGGTGGCGCTACCGGCATTATTGGTAGTATCATTGGTCAAGCAGGTAGGTTCTTAGAGACTAGACAAAAGCTTAAGAAAATGCAGCTTGAGTTTACTCAAGAGCTACAACTTCAAGAAATGCAAATTGAAGCACGTAGTGCAGAGCTAGAAAGTGAAAGAGCAATCGCAGAAGAAAATGCTGCTGCTTCTATCAAGACAGCTTCTTATGCACATGATGCTTCTTACAGTGGTTCTGTAATTGGTAACATTCTTAGGTTTGTTCGTCCTATACTAACTTTTATGCTACTAGGTTTTTCTGCTTATGTATTTATTCAAGCTATAGGTGATCCTACCATTAAAAGAGAAATTTCTAATCAGATACTATTTTTAACTACTACTGCTGTTACTTGGTGGTTTGGTGATAGGAGCATGAAAAAATGACACAACGTGAATACACAGAAAAACAACAAGCTTTCTTACGTGTAATCTTTCACGAAGCCAATGGTGACTTTAACGAAGCAAAACGACTAGCTGGATACAGCGATAGCACAAGTGTTGGAGAGGTTATTAAAACATTAAAAGATGAAGTACTTGAACTCACTAAAGAATATCTGGCACTCAACGCTCCTCGTGCTGCAATTGGTATTACAGGAATTTTACGTGACCCCGGTCAACTGGGTACGGCAAACTTACTTAAAGCGGCCACTGAAATTTTGGATCGAGTGGGCGTTCAAAAGACGGACAAAGTAGAAGTGGCAGCACCTAACGGTATTATGCTGTTGCCACCGAAGCAAGTTGACGACGAAGAAGAGTAGCTTACCTTACTATACATTACCTGACCCTGTAGGGTTGCGTGATGATGAAGGTAACTGGATGCAGATACCTAGGATTAGTCGTACTATTCCTTTTGGTTATGTACCTAATGCAGAAGATGCAGACATACTTGATCCTGTCTATCTAGAGTTAGAAGCACTAGATTTAGCTAGACAATACGTAAAAGAATATTCATACCGAGAAGTTGCAAGGTGGTTAAGTGACAAAACTGGAAGATCAATTTCCCATGTTGGCCTCCGAAAGCGAGTCAACACAGAAAGAAAAAGAAAAAATAAAGCTAAAGCTTACCGCAACTGGCTTGCCACGTATAAAAAAGCCCTCACGAAGCTTGAAGAACTTGAAGTCAAGCACACAGGCTCGAAAGAAAAAAGCGGCAGCAAAGAAGAAAGCGGAGCAGCCGCCTAAGCCTAAGATTAAAGAAGTTACATCTGATACTACTACACAGATATCTTATGAAGAATACAATGTAGTTTTTAAACCTAACGTAGGCCCACAGACAGACTTTCTTGCTACTAGTGTACGCGAGGCTTTGTATGGGGGTGCAGCAGGTGGTGGCAAAAGTTACGCTATGCTTGCTGATCCACTAAGGTATTTAATTCATCCTCAATTTTCTGGCTTGCTACTTCGTAAAACTACGGAAGAACTTAGGGAACTTATTTGGAAATCACAAGAACTTTATCCAAAGATTATTCCCGGCATCAAATGGTCAGAAAGAAAAATGCAGTGGACTTCCCCTGCTGGTGGCAGATTGTGGCTGTCTTATCTCGATAGAGATGAAGATGTACTACGCTATCAGGGTTTGTCTTTTTGTTGGATAGGCTTTGACGAGCTAACGCAGTGGGCCACGCCATTTGCTTGGGACTACCTACGGTCAAGGTTGAGGTCTGCTGCATCTGATCTTCCTGTTTTTATGCGGGCTACAACAAACCCCGGTGGCGCAGGGCATGTATGGGTAAAAAAGTATTTCCTTGATCCTAGTACTCCTAATAAACCTTTTTGGGCTACGGATGAGTCGGGCAATACGTTGCAGTATCCTAAAGGTCATACTAAGGAATACAAGCCGTTATTTAAAAGGCAGTTTATTCCTGCTAAACTTTTTGATAATCCGTACTTGGCAGAAAGTGGCGACTATGAAACGATGTTGCTTTCATTGCC